CAGAAAATCCTGTTCTTTGGCTGTGATGACCCGCAGAAAATCAAATCCATCAAATTGCCTTTTGGCTACATTGGTGTGGTTTGGATGGAGGAACTGGATCAGTTCAGTGGCATGGAGGAAATCCGAAACCTTAACCAGTCGCTTCTTCGTGGCGGCCCGCAGTATTGGGAATTCTGCTCGTTTAACCCGCCCAAAAGCCAAAACTCATGGGTGAATGAGGAACAGCTTATGGAAGACGATGCCCGCCTGGTGCATCACTCCACTTACAAGCTGGTGCCGCAGGAATGGTTGGGGGAGCAGTTCTTCAATGATGCCGCCCGCCTAAAAGCGAAAAATGAGCGGGCTTATCGGCATGAGTATCTGGGAGAAGTTACCGGCACAGGTGGTGCTGTGTTCGATAATGTGGAAGATATGCGCATGACGGATAAGCAAATAGCGCAGTTTGACCATATTTATCAAGGCTTAGACTTCGGCTTTGCTGTTGACCCGCTGGCCTTTGTCTCCATGCACTACGATGCAAAACATGAAATCGTGTATATCTATGACGAGGTTTACCAGCAGAAGCTGACGAACCGGGCAGCCTATCAGAAGATAAAGCCCAAACTCTGTGACTGGGTAACTGCAGATAGTGCTGAGCCGAAATCCATCAAGGAACTCCAAGACCTTGGCATGAAAATAAAGGGTGCTAAGAAGGGGCCTGATTCCATTGCTTTTGGTATGAAGTGGCTGCAGGACAGGGCGAAAATCTACATCGACAAACGCCGGTGCCCGAATACCTATCGGGAATTTGTAAGCTATGAGTATGAACAGAACCGGCAGGGACAGTTTATCAGTGCCTATCCGGACGTAAACAACCACTCCATTGACGCCTGCCGCTATGCTTTGGACAGCGTGATGGAACGGGATAAGATTATCGCTAAACGAATTAACTATTAAGGGGGTGAGAGAATGGAAAACTATACATTGCTGAAAGATGCCTATTTCGGTACTGGCAGTTTTGAGACCGGCGGTTATCTGACCAAGCATAAACGCGAAAGTGAGGATGATTACACATTCCGCAGGAAAAATGCATATTATCTGAATTACTTCGCGCCCATCGTCAATGCGCTGGTGGACCCGATATTTAAGAAAGAGCCTTTGCGGGATTACACTGGTGCGGCGTCGTCTTTTGTGGAAGCGTTCCTGGATGATGTGAACGGCAATGGCACGGATATTGGTGCCTTTATGAAACGGGCAGCCATCATGGCCAAGACCTATGGTGTGGCGTTTATCGTGGTGGACAATTTCGGGGATAAAATAGCGCGGAGTCGAGCCGAACAGTTGGCCATGCGGAAATTCCCTTATGTGTATGTCATGGCCCCTGAGGATGTGCAGGAATACGGCATGGACCGTATGGGCAATCTCAATTACATCAAGTTCCGGGAAATCAACAAGATTGACAATGGCGCGACCAGTTATCGCTATACGACCTATGGCAGGGATTCGTGGAAGATTGAAGGTGATGACCTGCCGGTTACCAGTGGGACATATAATCTGGGCAGGGTGCCTGTGGTTCCCTTGTTTTCAAGGGTGCTGGAGCAGAAAACCATGAAACCTGTGCCGGAGCTTATGCCTATTGCCAAGACGGCTGTATCCTTGTATAACCATTGCTCATGGCTTGGGGAAATCCTGCGGAATCAGACCTTCCCATTGCTGACGGTTCCCAGCCTTGACGCTACGGAACTGACCATTGGCAACAATAATGCCCTGGGCTATTCTCCGGACAGCAGCCATACGCCTGATTTCATTGCGCCGTCTTCGGATCCGGCTAAGACATTGCAGGAACAGATTACCTTACTGGTGCAGGAAATGTACCGCATGGTCAATCTGTCTTATGTCCTTGGCTCGACACCGTCCAATGTCAGCGGTGTGGCAAGACAGTGGGAGTTTGAGCGAACCAATCAGCAGCTGGCAAATTTTGCTCACCAATGTGAAGATGCGGAAAAAGCCGTGCTGGATTTATTCGCAGCATGGCTGAATAGCGACATAGAGTATACGGTGATTTACCCCAACGACTTTGGTGTTGTAGATGTGGCTGCGCAGATTGAGCAGGCACAGGCCGTTTTAGACCTTGGTCTTACAAATGGCATTCGGGAAGAAGTTCTGAAGCAGGTTATCACAGCATATTGTCCGGGAATATCGGATGAACGTTTTGATGAGCTGGTGGGTGAGCTCCGGCAGCAGGATGAAGATGAGCTTCATGCTGAACCACCTGAACCGCAGGAGTGATGAGGTATGGCAAGTCCAATCTCCAAGATACTGAAATCCTTCTCTAAGAACTTTGGCACCTTTGCCGCCGGTATGTCTGCATGGATGATGGCAAACATTCATGGCGATGATGATGTAGAAGGCAAGGTCGATGCCATGTGGAAAGCTATGGGCGTGGGGGCTTATGTCGGTGATGCGGTAAGAAATTCAATGCTATCTGCTTATGAGAAGGGCGCGAAAAAGAGTATCAGCCTGTTGCCATCTGCCTTGGAGCAGGCCTGGGATGAATCCGGCATGACGCTTTCAGAGAAACTGCATGGTGCTGATAAGGAAATGCGGGACAGGATTGTCCAGACAATCAGGGAGCAGTTAAAACTCAATCGTCATGCCATGACTGCCGCCCGCGAACTTTATGATGGCTACAATAGCGGCAAGGCCGTCACGCGCAGGCAGAGCATACCGAAATATATGCAGAAGGTCGTTGATTTTGCCAGACGGTCGGATTTGACCAAGGAAGACGAAGCCTATCTTTTGCGCATGGTTCGCAGGGCGCAGCGACAGGTGGATAAATTGGCCGCTGATGGTGCTCCTAACCGTGCTTTGAAGTCAGCCTATAGTGAACTGCTCACTGCCGTGTCAGAACGCTCAGAGAAAGCCATGCAGCGTGCTGTGCATACGGCCATCGAGGAGAAAAGCCGCTACATCGCCGAGCGCATTGCCCGGACAGAGGCGGCGAGGGCATGGGCAGATGGTTTTGTCGAGCGCTATGGCCATGATGAAAGCGTGGTGGCCTACCAGTGGAAACTGTCTTCACGGCATCTGAAGTTTGATATCTGCAATCTGTATGCAGATGCCAATCTTTGGGGGCTGGGAAAGGGCATTTACCCGAAGGAGAAAACGCCCAATCTTCCAGTGCATCCGCATTGCTTGTGCCATCTAGCGCCAGTGTTCAGCAGTGAACTGGATAAAAAGCCCATAGATTGTATAGAAGCAGGCGGCAGAGAATACCTGAATCAATTATCCCATAAGGAACGGATGCAGCTTATGGGGGTGGAAGGCGCTAAAGAATTTGAAAAAGGGGCTGACTGGCGAAAATCCGCAAGAAATTATTCGTCTGCAACGCTGAAAAGTAGTATAATAAAACAAAGCGGAGCATTAAATCCTGAAAGCGGTCGTGCGTTTAAGCATGCTGCACGGTATTATGAGTCGGTACGTCATATGAAAACGGACTACAAAAGAATTGCTGCAAATACAGGATTTAGAGCGCAGGATATTTTATCCATAAAGAAACATGTCTTTATGGATAAACATGAATTGCTAAATGGATATGATTATTTTTATCCAAGCTATCAAATGAGCCAATCGTGGCAAAGATTGATAGATGGTAGAAATATTCGTCATCAAGATGTGATAATGTTAAATCATGAATTTCTTGAATGCACGCTTATGAAGCAAGGCATGAAGTCTTGGGAGGCTCACGATGTGGCTCAAGGCGTATATGATTATTCATCTGTGATGGAGGACGATTAAAATGTGGGGCTGGGCAAGAATAATATTTGAAGATGAAAAAGTCTGTAGAATTGCATATTGTACTGGCCTAAAACAAAATCTAGATGGTATAATCGTATACGACAAAATTAAGGACATTATGTCCATAATGAAGTTCTCATCGTCTTGTACGGAAAAACAGTCGAAATATTTCATGGGAGTTGTTGGTGTTTGCCTTATGATGGGGAAATTAAAAACAACCATTACAGAAATAGCTAACTAAGAACTATATATGGTTCCGAAGGAGGTGTAGTCTAATGGCAATGGTCGATGAAATGCGTGGGGCTTTTAGGCATCAAATTCGATTGACTGATGATGAGGGTAAAGTGTGGAAAGGTCGAGCTGTTGGCTTCGTCCCGGACTACGATAATGAAGAAGATGACGAACCTGGGTACAATGAATTGGATTTGGATGTAATAGAGCCCGATGGGCACATTGTACATTACGCATTTCGTGAATCAGAAATAAAATCCATTGAAATAATTGACTAATCGAATATCTAAGCACTTATCTTGAAGGTAGGTGCTTTTTTCATACCTTTTGCGAGGTGATTTCGTGAACGATATAGCAATAGGGCTTATGCAGTTTTGGTTAATCAAATGTGCGATTTTCGTGCTTGTAGCCGTAATCGGCACTTTGATATACAGCAAAATATAGGCGGGCAGAATGATTCTGGTCGCTTTTTTCATGCCTTTTTTCAGCCAGGTGCTGGCCGCAGGCGTTAAAGAACGGCGATATCAACTAAGCTTTGACAGCAAAGGAGAATAAATATGGCATACACATTAGCACAGATTTATGAAGCGCTCAGCAAGACGGAAAATGGCGGTGCTATGGTTGCAGATTTGCAGGAAGCAATCAGCAAGACCAGAGATGAAGCGGCCAAGAACCGCATTGAGCGCAACAAGGTACTGGATTCTCTGAACCTCCGTGACGGAGGCAATGTGGATGAGTCCTTGAAGAACCTTGCCGCATTGCTGGCGGTTGTTCAGCAGCAGGGCGGCGACCCGGCACAGCTTGGTTCGCAGATGCAGAGCCTGCAGGCACAGGTCAAGGAACTGACCGACAAATATGCTGCGTCTGAGAAGAAAGCCAAGGAAGAACATGACCGGCGCGTCCAGACGGCAATCCGTTCCAAGGCCATGGCAGCCCTTACGAATGGGAAGGCCATCAATCCGGAAGCGATGCTGAAGGTCATTGCCGATAACATCTCCATGAAGGATGATGATACGGTTGTCTACCGCAATGGTGACACAGAACTTTCCTTGGAGGACGGTGTGGCCGGCTGGCTGAAGGATAATCCCTGGGCGGTCAAAAACGACATGCAGACAGATCG